AGGGACGGGTTTCCCATCATCCTTTACCCAAGGGGGAGCCCATTCCCGTTCCGGAGGTTCCAGCGGATCCGGAATATTTGGACAAAATCTCGATGGGCGAATGGAATCGGATTGTCCCGGAGCTCGAGCGGTTGCAACTGCTCTCTAAAATCGACCGTACCGCTCTCGCTCAATATTGTTACTGGTTTTCTGTCTGGATCACGGCAACCAAACGGATTAAGCGACAGGGATCCTATCGGGAGGGGAGCGTCAAGGGGACGCTCGTTATTTCTCCCTGGGTAAAGGTCGCGGAGCGAGCCTCCGTCCTCATGCATAAATTTATGGTTGAATTCGGACTGACTCCATCGGCGCGGACTCGCATATCGGTCACTCCGACAAAAGGGAAAACGCTGGAGGAATTGTTAGCCTAATGTTCTCAGAGCAGCATGCTCAAAAAGCGGAGAGGTTTTTCGAGCGGATCCTGACTCACACTAAGGGGAGATATGCGAGGACGAAATTTATACTGCATCCATGGGAGCGTAAGGTTATCCGGGATCTGTTTGGGAATATCCGGGGGGACGGGAAAACTCGACAATACACTCAGGCATATATTGAGATTGGGAAGAAAAACGGGAAAAGCGAGCTCGGCGCGGGGCTCGCTCTCTATGGATTGATAGCGGACGGGGAGGCGGGAGCGGAAGTGATCAGCGCTGCATCGACTCGGGATCAGGCATCCATCATGTACGGGATATCGGCTCAAATGGTCCGCAATCATGAATATTTGTCGGGCAAAATCAAGCGGCATGATTCGACAAAATCCATGCAATTAGCTGACGATCCATCATCTGTCTACAAAGTGATCAGCGCGGACGCTGATACTAACGATGGGATTAATCCATCGATGGCGATTTTCGATGAGCTCCATCGGCAAAAAACCTATGAGCTCTATAATGTCCTCTATCGGGGGATGCGTGAAAATTCTCTTTTTATTATGCTGACAAATGCAGGGGTCGTTGGAGAAAGCGAGCTCTGCTGGGAAAAACACGAGTACGCTCGGCAATTGCTCGAGGGAGTTTTCCAGGATCCAAGTTTTTATCCCTGCATTCATTCGTTAGGAATTGATGAGGACTGGCAGGAGGAGGGCCATCCGGAGATCGTCGACAAGCGGGGGACAGTGATCTCTCCCGCGACTGGTTGGTATAAAGCAAACCCAGCGCTCGGGGATTATCTATCACTCGACAAACTCCGAGAGGAATATAAAATCGCAATCCGCAATCCGGTCGAACAGAATGATTTTCGGAGATTCCGTTTAACACAATGGACCTCTCAGGAGTTCCGGGCGATTGATCTCAAAAACTGGGACGCATGCGGAGATCCATTTAATGAGCATGAGTTAATCGGAAAAATCTGTTACGGAGGGATGGATTTATCAACCTCAATTGATATCACTGCCTGGGTAAAAACGTTTCCGGTCGGGGATGAATTCTGGATCGTCCCGAAATTTTTCGTCCCGGAGTCAGAGGTCAAAAATAAAACCAATAAGGGTGATAAGCGATATGAGCTCTGGCAGAAACGGGGATTATTAACCGTTACTCCTGGGAACGTGATCGATTTTCGAATCGTCCGCAAACAAATCGAGGATGATTCGGAACTCTATGATCTCAGGGAGATTGGGCATGATCCCTGGAATGCGACTGAAATCGTCCAGAATCTAATTGAGTATGGATTGACTATGGTCCCGATCCGTCAAACCTTTCCATCGATGAGCGGACCGACGAAAATGTTTTTCGATCTGATCCTTAAAAAGCGAATCAGGCATAATGGGAATCCAGTCCTCCGCTGGATGGCCGACTGTCTAACTGTTTCCCAGGATCGGAAAGATAATGTTATTCCGTCTAAGCCTGACCGCAAAAAGAGCTCTAAGCGAATTGATGGGATTGTAGCATCAATTATGGGGATTGATAGGGCAATTAGAAACAAACCCAAGGTTTCCGTTTACGAAACGGGAGATTTAAAAATCCTATAAGGGAGGAATAAAATGTCTTTTCAGGATAAAGTAAAAATTTCTCGAGTCCTAGCCGCAACAGCAGCGGGGACAACTGCTGCCAATTGTACCGCTGTCGATATGGCTGGATACGAGGGAGTAACATTCGTCGCCAGTTTTGGGACATTGACCGCTACCCAGGTCACAAAACTTTTCGCTCAACAGGACACGGTGAGCAATATGGCGACCGCTGCCAATATCGCGAGCTCCGCTACTGGGAATTTGGCAGATAATCAATCCAATAATGCTCTTGTTTTGGACATTCGTCGACCGACTAAGCGATATGTTCGTTGTGTTGTTTCTCGAGGAACAGCGAATGCGGTCATTGATTCGGTGATTGCGATCCAGTATGGATCCGATTACAAACCAACGACTCATGCCTGTTATAACTCTGTTGCGGTCGAAAATGTCACGGAAGGAACTCCGTAAAATGAGCGATCGGAAATCCCCCCGCTTTGACCATAAGGATTTGTTTACACTCCTGGGCATGCTGTTATTCGGGATTGGGCTCTGGAGCATCTATCATCCCCTGGCGCTGCTATTCGCCGGGATCTGTTTTTTGGCGATCGCGGGACACAAAAAATAATCGAGGGAGGATGAGCCATGGGATTTTTAGCGGAGGCTCTCCTGCCATCCCTGTCATTTTTAAAACGGGATACTACTCTAGCCAATCCTGATCGATGGCTTATCGATTGGGCTGGGGGAGGAGTCTCCAAATCAGGGATTGCAGTCAACGATGAAACAGCGATGCGAGCGAGCGCTGTCTATAGTTGCGTAAAGGTCATTTCGGAAACGGTCGGGTCCTGTCCATTTCTCTTATATCGCCGCGAGTCCGATGGGGGGAAGGAAAGGGCGACGACTCATCCGGTTTATAAGTTATTGCACACTGCTCCCAATCGATGGCAGACTTCCTATGAATTCAAAAGCATGCTGACTGGGCATGTCGCTCTTCGCGGGAATGCCTATGCTCTGATAAAAATGGGAGGGGGAGGGGCCATCGCCGAATTGATTCCTCTCCATCCGGACCGGATTAGCATCGAGGTCGCTCAGGATGGATACTATCCGTTTCGGTATATCTATTATCGTCCCGATGGAGTTCAAGAGAAGTATATTGCAGCGGAGATCCTCCATTTGAGAGGGTTGTCCAATGATGGATTGGTTGGATTATCTCCGATCTCTCATGCGAGGGAATCGGTCGGGCTCGCTCTGGCAGCGGAGGAGCATGCCGCCAGATTATTTTCTAACGGAGCCTCCATCCGGGGAGTCCTACAAACCGATGGGAGCCTGAGCCCGGAATCCTATCAGCGGTTGAAGGAACAGTTTTCAGCAACCTATATGGGCCTGTCTAATGCCGGGAAAACCGCTGTCCTCGAGGATGGAGTGAAATGGGAATCAATAGGGATGTCTAACACGGATGCTCAATTCCTCGAGCTCCGCAAATTCCAGCGGAGCGACATTGCCGGGATTTTCAGGGTCCCCCCTCATCTGATCGGGGATCTCGAGAAAGCGACCTTTTCCAATATCGAGCAACAGGCTCTCGAGTTCCTATCCTACTGCATGCTCCCTTATTTTGAAATGTGGGAACAGGCGCTCGAGCGCGATCTGTTTTGGTCGACTGAGCGGGGGAAATTTGTCGTCGAGGTCCTAGTCGACAACCTCCTCCGGGCTGATATCAAATCGCGCTATGAAGCCTATTCGGTCGCTCGAAATAACGGATGGCTCAACGTCGACGAGATCCGCGAGCGGGAAAACATGAATCAAATCGGCGAGGAGGCTGGAGGGAAAATCAGGCTCGCTCCGCTGAATATGGTCCCCCTGGATAAATTCGGGACGGAGCCTCCGGACGATCCGGACGATCCAGACGATCCAGACGAAACGGACGATCCGGACGAACCGAAACAAAAAGGTCCGGTTTCAGTCCCCCGCATGAATCGGGACGCTCTCCGGGAAACATTGCTCTATGCTCTGACGGGGATCCTGCATACTGAGATCAATGGACTCCGCAAATTGCTGAAACATGAATTCAATTCCTCGACGATCCCCCAGGTGTGTAGCGCATTCCAGGGATACCGATCCAATATGTCTAGGGTTCTTAATCCTATTTTCATTTTAGCAACCGGAAAGGATATGCCTGGATGGATCGCGCATTCATGGGAAACGAGGCATTGCGGTTATCTCCAGACAATCCTGACGACTGAGGTTCCGATTGATGCGAAGCGCGAAAAAATAAATGCGACTCTGGATACATGGATTGATCGCGAGCCTCTAATAATTGCCGACGAATGCATGAGATATATCGAGAGGGAGGAGTCAAATGCCTAAAATAAAAATTGCAGAGGAAAATCTGATGCAGCGGGTCTATTTCCCAGCGGAGATCCGGGTTGCCCAGGGGGATGGGGAACCAACTCGAATTTACGGTTATGCAGCGCTATTCGATTCTTTCTCCGTCGACCTGGGAGGGTTCCGGGAAAAAATCCAGCGGGGGACATTCCTGGAAACGATCGCCTCCGATGATATCCGGGCGCTATTCAACCATGATCCCAACCTGATTTTGGGACGGAACAAATCCGGGACATTGAGACTGTCCGAGGATGAAACGGGGCTCGCCTATGAAATCCAGGTCCCCGCTACCCAGGCAGGGAGGGATCTAGTCGAATCCATTCGCCGGGGGGATATCACTCAAAATTCTTTTGGGTTCCGGGTGCTCCCGGACGGAGCGGAATGGAAAGAGGAGGCAGACGGGACTCTGATCCGGATACTCAAAAAGGTCAAATTGTACGATATTTCCCCCGTTACTTATCCAGCTTATCCTGATACTGAGCTCGCATTACGCGAGGAAATGCTGGGCAAAGCTCGCGAAAGGTTGACAGAATCCCGCGAGCTCCCCCAAAAAGGTCGGAGTGTAGCGCTGCTTAAAAGGGTTTTGGATCTGACGGAAATGGATCGATAAAATTTTCTTTACAAATCGAAAGGAACGATAAAAAATTCTTATCGATGAATAAGGCTCGCGCTCGAGGCTATGGAATCGGTCGAGACTATACTCAGCGCGAGTATCATGATCAAAGCCGATCCGGTCGGAAAAGCCCAGATCATTGGACTGAAACCAAAATCTAATCGTCCAATGGTCCGGGCTTTTCTATTTTACGACCATGGACAAGGAGGAAATAAAAATGATGGAAGTCGAACGGCTCAAATCTGATCGCGCTAAATTGATTGCAAAGCAGCGCGAGCTCCTCGATAAAGCGACAACCGAAAAACGGGCTAACCTCAATTCGGATGAGGAGCAGACGTACCAAAACATGGAAACGGAGATCCGCTCCCTCGAGAGAACGATCCGGAGGGAGGAGGAACTGATCGAGCGGGAACGGTCCCTCGAGGTCGGCGCTACGGTCCGGGGATCCCTGGTTCCTCCGGATGAAAAAGAAATCTCCTCGGACGCTCCGTCCCATTTGAGAGCCTATCTCCGGGAAATGCGGGGAGAGAAAATCTCCGATGGAGAGCGGAAGGTCCTGGCAAATCTCTCTAATGCATTCTGGAGAGCCATGCGGGGAGAGGGGCTCACTCCTGAGGAAAAGCGCGACCTCTCTGTCGGGACTCCTGCTGCTGGGGGATATCTGGTTCCGACCTCCATGGCAAAGCAAATCGTTTTGTACGAAAGGGCATTCGGCGCCATGCGCCAAGTGAGTTTTGCTTTCCGGACGACCGGGGGCGAGCAATTGAATCTCCCTCGAGTGACTGCCTACGGGAATGCAAACTGGGTCGGTGAGGCTGGGAATCGGGTTGTCGGCAATAATGCGACGATCGGTCAGGTCTCGTTTTACGCTCATGCCGCTGCCTATACCGAAAAGGTCTCCCAGGAGCTCCTGATGGATTCCGCTTTCGACACTGAGGCATTGATCGCTCGAGTCATGGGTCAAAACATCGGCGTATTGCAGAATAACGCTTTCGTCTCCGGGGATGGGAGTTCCAAGCCGACCGGGATCACCAATAATGTTACGGTCGGAGCGAATTGCGCGAACAATGCGGTTACTGCTGACAATCTGGTTGATCTGTACCATTCCATTCTCCCAGCCTATCGGGTTAATGGATCCTGGCTGATGAACGACACGACCATCTCATTCATCCGCAAAATCAAAACCGGGATCGCCAACGATACGACCTATGTATGGCAACCTGGAATTCAATTGGGAGATCCCGATCGGATCCTGGGTCGTCCGGTCTATGCGGATCCTGATGTGGCATCGATTGCCAATAGCGTCAAGTGTGTTCTGTTTGGAGATTTCAATGCTGGTTACTGGATCCGGGATGCGGGACAGATCTACATCCAGCGGCTCAATGAATTGTACTCTCAGACAGGACAGGTCGGATTCCAAATCTGGCAGCGGGTCGATGCGAAACAGGTCGACGCGAACGCGATCAAATGCATGAATTGTGCCTCGAGTTAATGACCGATGCGAATCCGGTTTAACACGCATGTTTATGGTCCGTCCCTCTGTGCTCGGGCAAATCAAATCCTCGATTTGCCCGAGACGGAGGCTCTCGTCTGGATTAATCGCGGGAATGCCTCGATCGTCGTCGAAAATCAGATGCTCGAGGTCCCTTTCCAAACCGCAACCGCTCCGGAACAATCCCGGAACAAACTCAGAAAGAAAGGATGATCAGATTCATGTCAGTCAATCCCCCCAAAAAATGCCTGTTCACTTTAAACGTGGACAACTATTCTCCGCAGATTTGCGAAATGACGGTCCCGCTGTTCCGTCAAATCGCCAAAAAAATCAACGCCGATTTTTACATTATCAAGGATCGGCGATTCCCCGGATTTCCCGCTGCCTATGAAAAGCTCCAGATCTATTATCTCGCTCAGGAAATGAATCTCGATTGGGCATGGTTCTTGGATATTGATGCGGTCGTCTCCCCGGACATAATGGACATGACCTCGATCATTCCATTCGATACGGTCGCTCACTGGGGACGGGATATCGCGAGCAACCGCTGGCGAATGGATCAATTTTTCCTCCGGGACGGTCGGCAAATCTCCTCCTGCAACTGGAATACGCTCGCGAGCAAATGGTGTCTGGATCTCTGGCATCCTCTCAATGATATTTCACTGGAGGAGGCTGTCTCGAATATTTTCCCGATCAACATCGAGCTCGACAAAGGCATTTATTCCGAGCATCTGATCGACGACTATACGCTATCCCGAAATATCGCGAAGTATGGTCTAAAATTCACGACCTTTCGCGAGCAATTTGTGAAACTAGGCTATGCGGAAAACGCTTTTGTCTGGCACAACTATATGTTGCCGTTGGATCAGAAAATCATCGAGACTGCCAAGGTCCTCAATGCCTGGAAAATAACTGACGAATTTGTACGTCGATATTGTAAGGGAGAGAATTTGACTCCCGGAGCTCCGCTCCCCGCAATCAAACTCCAGGGACGAAAGCTCGTCCCCCAGGAGGTCCAGATATGCGAGCAATAATCGACATGGACACGGTTCAAATCGAGGTGACAAATTATTGCATTCACACTTGTTCAAATTGCACTCGATTTTGCGGACATTTCAGGCGTCCCTATCACATGAGTTTTGAGCGATTCGAGAATGCAGTCCAATCCATGATCGGCTTTCCTAAGATGGTCGGGATCATGGGAGGAGAACCGCTGCTCCATCCTCAATTCGAAAAGTTTTGCCGATATGTCGCTCAGTTTTTCCCGAAAGAGCAATTGGGATTATGGTCCTGCTTTCCGAAAGGTTTCGAGAAATACCGGGAATTGATTTGCGAGGTGTTTGGAAACATTTTCCTCAACGATCACACTCGAGCGGACATTTATCACGCTCCCCTGTTGGTCGCGAGCGAGGAGGTTTTCCCGGACAAGCGGACATTATTCATGCTCGCCGATCACTGCTGGTTACAGAATTCATGGTCGGCCTGTATCAATCCCAACGGGGCTTTCTTTTGCGAGGTCGCTGGATCCATGAGCCTCTTATTCAAGGGGTCCCCCGGTTGGTCGGTCGAGCCTGGATGGTGGCTGCGATGCGGGAAAGACTATGGTTCCCAGATCGAGGAATATTGCGTGAAATGCGGTTGCTGCCTCCCGCTCCCCAGGAGATCCTCGATGGAGTCGGTCGACGATATTTCTCCGGGAAACCTGGAACGATTGAAAGGGCTGTCCATCAAAGTCGACCGGGGAGCGTATGTCGTCTCCGATTTGAAAATTACAGAGAAACCGGAGGAGATGGCAGCTTACAAGGATCAGCATTTCCGGGACCGGATCGCCGATCGCTATGGGATATTTCTCAGCCTCAATCGGCTGGGGTTTCTGACTCCATATCTAAAAACAAACTGGACTCAGGAACAGATCAAACCCAATGTATTTCAGCTTATCCAAAAGGGAATCCCTCCGGAGGAGATAATCAATTCGGAGGCTCTGTCTAATGTCTGATGAATACAGGATTCCGGGGATCGAGGGCTGGATGGGAGCGGAGGAACTTAGATGGCTCTATGATAAAGCGAAATCCATGTCCTCGATCCTCGAGATCGGTTGCTGGAAAGGGCGCTCGACTCACGCATTGCTGACGGGCTGTCCTGGGGTTGTTTATGCGGTCGATCATTTTCTCGGGTCCGATGGAGAAATGGATAACGCTCATCTCGAGGCGCGGAGCAGAAATATTTATCGGCAATTCCTCGAGAATGTCGGACATTTCCGGAACCTCCGGGTTTATAAAATGAGGAGTCTCGATGCGGTAAGTTTTTTCCCCCCCCGCTCGATCGACATGGTTTTTATCGATGGAGGTCATTATTACGATGAGGTTATTTTCGACCTGAGAAAATGGGGGCCTGTCTGTCGGAAACTATTATGCGGACATGATGCGCTGCAATCTGGAGTGAGTCAGGCATTAAATGATTTCGGGAGACCTTGGAAAATAGGGATTGATTCGATTTTCGAAATTAACATCAATGAATAAAAAAGGGGGGGGAAATGAGTAAAGCGGACACTTGGGAAAATGGGTTGCTGCTGCTGCTTTTTCAAAATGCAAACTGCTCCGAAATCGGGGATGCTACCGGATTGAGAGGGTCTAGCGCCGCTGGGAATCTTCACGTTTCCCTCCATGTCGCGGATCCTGGCGATGCGGGAAACCAGTCTACCAGTGAGACAGTCTACACAAATTATGGACGGATCGCGGTTGCGAGGACCTCGGCGGGATGGACTGTCACGGGCAATAATGCGATCAATAATGCCGCGATCACGTTTAATCAATGCGGGGCGACCGGAAACACGATCTCTCATTTCGGGGTCGGGACAAATTCGACTGGGGCTGGGAAACTTTTGTATTCCGGATCTCTGACAAGCAATCTCGCAGTGAGCAGCGGGATCACTCCGCAATTTGCGGCTGGAAATTTGACGGTAACGGAGGATTAATAAATGAGTACAAGAATCGGTTATGACTCCAGCGGGAAACCGCTGGGACGGTTGCTGAATTCCATTGTCGTCGGAGTTTTGGATAATCGATATCATTTAGCCAAACTCAAATCGGCGATGGATTCGATGGCATCAGGATCAACCTTTGAGGTGATTGAATCTGAGCTTGGAGTAGACACAGGTCAAGGAGAGACGGTTTATAACATCGTCGCTGGGATGCTGGCACAGTTAAATGGTGCAACCTTTGATGATTTACCTAGACTCTACAAGGGGTAAACGATGTCGGTTCACTTTGTACAAGGTGGGGGCCATTCTAACAATGTTGGTGTCCAGTATCAGTATATAGGATTCAATGCTGGCGGGGCTAACAATCAGGTAGCTGCTAATAGTGTCACCAATGGCGATATTGTTTTGGTAGCAGTAGCTGGATACATGCAGACATCAATGAATGCTGCAAATGTTACCAAGACTCAAGGAACCGCCACAATAGGGACTGTTGCTCAGGATGGGTTTGTTTATGGTTCAGGAAACAATGTCTGCTGTGGAATCTTTAGAGTTCCAATAACTGGATCAGGAAATCTTGAACTCAGGTATGATTTTGGTTCTTCAGGTTTTTGGAGTCTTAGTGGAGCAGTGCAGATCACAGGAATGAATGCCTCTCCATATGGTAATAACTCCAATGCAATGGCGAACAGTACTTCCGAATTTACTGGGAGTATTGCACTAGCACAGGATGGGTTTGTCTTTGCAATCTGTGCTGAAGTTTGGTTATCAGCATTTACCCGATCAGGCAATAATGGAACTGTACTATTTGAGGATCACGCATCGACAGATCAAACCGGATGGATTGGATATGCTGATAATGTTTCTTCCGCACAAAATTTAGGATGTAATTTAAATGCAACCCAGATTTGGTCAGCAGTGGGAGTCAGTTATCTTGGCGATGCTCTCCCGACTATTGAACAGGAGGGATTCAGGTTCCGCAACGACGATGGAAACGAGACAACCGCTAACTGGGCAGCTTCCCAGGATAATAATGCGACCGCTCCCGCTGAGGTTAATTTGCGGTTGCGAATGCTGATCAATGCAACCGGGAATCCCGCAACGGCTCAATATCAATTGGAATATAAAAAATCGACTGATTCGGACTGGATTAAAGCGACCTAGCGATGGGCAATAATACCTTTACAACCGCTGGAGCAAACACTTGGACGAAACCAATC